GCTTACTAGCCTCCTCGTTTGCCTGTTTAACAGTCTGCCTTCTACGTAGGTCTGAATAGTTATCATATGCAAAGGTAGATACTGGGGTTGTAAAATAAGGAGAAAAGGTTCCCATATTAGCTCCTATCCGAGTAAGCCAGCGACGCCACCAAGTATGCCACCACCTATGGAGCCCCACTGTCCACCAATAGTATCATTAAACATAGCACCAATAGAAGCTCCAGCCATAACTCCACCAAGTACACTTGATACAGTAGAGCCACTACGTTCGCCTGTTCCTTGTGGAACTGCGTGACCACCTCCGGCACTACCAAGCATTGAAGCTGCATACTGCGTAAGCTCGAGATTCCACTTACGTCTTGCTGCTTGTATACGCAGGTTCTCGTCTGTCTCTTCCTTTTTGGCGACTATCTTCATACGAAGCGCATCAACAAGCGCCTGTGTTAAAGCACGCTTATATTCAACACCTTGTATGAAGAACTTACCAAGCATCTCAGCAAGTTGCATATTTGCCTGCATTACTTTAAGCTGTGCATCAAGCAGTGTTACAGACATATTTGCTAAGATTTTATTCCTATCAGACCACTGAGCTAGTTGAAGATCAGATGTGAACTTTGCAACATTACGTGCTTCTTCAGCTGCAATGAGCGCTTCGCCAATTACAAAAGCTGACGACATAACTGCATTTATATCCCTCATACCAGCTTCAAATGTAGGCAAAGCTCTTGACTCAACATCAGCATGTACCATAGCTCCATATGCTGAAACAGCAGCACTAATAGCTGCATTATCAAGAAGCGTATTGTCAAGCACTGACTTTACAGCAGATACGTTTGTAGCAAGCTGTATAGCTGGCACAAAAGATGTTACAAGCTTGGCATTAGCAAAAGCTGTTGATACAGCTGTAATATCAAGTTCACTGTCGTGAAATGACAGTATGTCATTACAGACAGCATTTAATGCTGCAAGCATTCCATCAATGTCAGTATCAGGGTCGTAAGCAGCTGCTGATGTATAAGGGTTGTTTGCCATAGCTGAATCAACATAGCTATCAACATCTGCTAGCCATGTAGAATGCCAAGACTGCACATAGGCAGCGTACTGTATTATGTGATTAGGGTTAGGAGGATAGCTGTCACCACCACCACCGCTCATGTTAGACCTCCATAGTTAGAAGCCGATAATCAGAGTTACCACCGGCTTCTTTTATACATCTTACAACAAAAGGATTAGCGCTATACGCAACTATAGTTTTACATCCTTGGCCTCTTGCGTAGTCACGAACAATATTAAGGCACTGCATTAAGCCGTTTTCAAAAAGATACTTCGTATGTCCCCAAGCTGCATATATCAATAGATGTCTTCCTGAGTCTTCGATATTCCCTACAACTGCAAGAACAGCAAGACCGTATATAAAAGTTTCCCCACCTATTACTTTAAAGAATATATGGCACTCAAGAGTTCCTGCAAGAAGACACTCAAGTATCCTTGTCATTCTATCGTGTGCTTCAGTAGGAACGCTTAATGGAGGAAGTGATACCTCAATAGGGTCCTTTAAAACAGGCCAGTTTTCAGCTATAGCATTAACATTAAGCTTCAGCATACGTAATGGTAAATTTGAGTCATAACCTTCTTCACATGTTCGCAGGTTCTGCATGGGGCCCCCTTATAAATCTATTATCTTGGTTTTTATAATGCACTACAAGAGAGTCAACTGTAAAGTTAGCATATGATGTAGCCATTAGATGTATTCTAAATTCAATACCCGAAACCTGAGGTGTAAATATACCATGCTTATTTAAGGGCTTAAGTCGGCTAAGCGTAAAGACATCATCTGATTTATACTTTGCATATATAGCGCCTTGAATAGCTTGTGTGTTAGTGTTAGCTTCAACTGTTTGAATCATCTTTATAGACCTATTGTTTAGGTCAAAGCTGTTTGTTGTAATATGAGCTGTTACGTCTAAAGAATCGTATGTAACTCCTACAAGTAACCCTCCAGCTCTAACGAATCCTGATGGGCTTTGGAAGATCTCTGACATTCCACCTTCGAATCTGTAGCAATACGTTCCGTCAGATATATAAAAAGCCTGCAGCAAAGGATCGTGAATAATAGAGATATCATCATCCAAGCCAGCAATATAATTAGAATACCCAAGAATAGTGAGCTTGAGAGAGCTATCGATAACTTGGACCCTATTATAAGAATCAATGAACAGATGTAGTCTATCATCACCGCCTATAAAGCCTTTCCCAGGTATTCCATACCCAGCTATATTTTCCTTGCCAAACGTAGTTCCAGCAGGATATATATAAGATATTCCATCTGTACTATACACCATTACACCTTTGCCGAGCTTCTTTACTTTAAGAACAGAACCACGACTATCCATAGGCATAAAGCCACGAACGTTCTTTATATCAGGAGTCATAAGGCTTGTTAATGTAGCTGAACCTATATCACTCCAGGCAACAAAGTTCTGATAGCCACTTCCAAGACCGCCAGCTACAAGTTGCCCATTATAGGCACAGAGTGACTCAATGTTATGAGTCATGCTAGCCTCTTGCCCATAGTTGCCAGTTGTAGTATCACGATAGACGACTATAGCTCCGTTAGCGAAAACTTGATAAGGACCAAAGTCGGCAAGTTCCCAACGACGACCGGCTGTAAGACCTGTAACAAGTGGTGTGCAAGCGTAGCTTGAATCAGCCATGTATAGACCAGTTGGGGTTGCTACAATAACTCCACGAAGCGTATTGAAAACCTGTGGATAAGGCCAGCTACAAGCTGGTATACCTGTGAAGCTATTAACTATAGCATCATATGGAAGGATGCCATCCTTAGTTATCCGAACATTATAGGCATCAACAAGCCCAGGCTCATTACAGCGCACCTTTTCTGAAGGAATAAGACCAACTCTAAATCCGTCACTGAATAGAAAAGAATACTCTCTCATGACCCTTCCATTTCATTTATGCCTTCTATTTCTTCCTCAACTATGTCCATATTCATAGGAATGAGAACTCTGTCAACTGAGCTTTCCCAGTCTTTTACACCTTCACTATTACGATAGGTTTCCTCAAGTATAGCCATTGCCATATGAACTAATGTAAGAGGGTGGTTTATAGACCAGAAGTTTTCATCTGTGTCACTTACCAAAGAGTCGTTGTAAAAAGTTCCTTCGACCTGTAAGGTTCCATCTGTATCAGGAGGAGGTGCAATTAAAATAGCTGAATATTCGCTAGCTGCCATATTTACTCCTATGTAGTTATCCAGATGTTACTGCCTGAGCCAACCCACAAGCTATTTCCAACAAAGACAATACGAAACTCAGCACGACTAGCTTCTTCACAATAGCAAGTACCACCAGCTGAAGAGTCGTTTATGTAATCACCTGTTGCACACTGAATAGTAACTCTACCCGTGCCAGTCTTTATAATATGATAGTTAATAGAAATACCTGTTATGTCACTAGCTGCAGGCACTGTTAGAACTACATCATCAGTATCATTGTTGACTATGATAAATTTACCACTCCACGCTATTTTAAGTGCGCAGCTAGAAGTAACTATCACATAATCAGTTGGTGATGTTGGTGAAGTAGGACTGTCATATAAGACATCATCAAAAGCGTACGGCTGACTGAAGTCAGCTGGAACTGCAGATGCAGGAACATGTCTGGCATTTATTGGGAAGAAGACAGCAGGTGTTTCTCGTGTCTTGCTGTCCTTATTTTTTGAGTAATAACTTTTTATTTCATCCGAAGAGTCAGCCTTTGATAGCTTTACTTTGCCTTCAGCAGTGTAAAGCCACACTTTTTTGACAGCTCGACAGTACGGGATAGGTATAAGTATTTGTCCAGCTAGGTAATCTATAGTATACCTTCCTTCGCTCTGTCCGCCGAAAAGTTTGCGATCAAGGCGTTTTGACGCTTCCCTTATCAATGTATCTGGGCTTAGCACTGTATCAACAGCAGCTAAATCAGACCGTCCTGATACTTCTATAAATAGTTCTCGTACTTCACTAAGGTTCATTGTTACCTCTTTATATAACGGAAGAGAATTGATTTTTTCAATCCTCTTCCGTTTGTTTAAGGCTTACAGATTGTTGTCGTTGCCCCAGCCATTCAAGATCATGAACATGTCAGGGAACTGAAACTCAAAGCCGGCCTCAGTAAGATACTCCTCGTTACGAGCGTCAACACGACCGTAGTTTGTACCTGGAGCTGCCACACCTCTTTCACCCTCACCATAAAAGACGGTATCGTCAATATAGCGGAACTTTATATTACTCGGAGGGAGAATAATCGCCATCCTACGAGTAGACTGCTCCTGGCTCATAAGTGGGTGAGTTTTAAAATACAGTGTACCGTAGTTTGTATGCCACTCAGCAACCTTAAGACCGTAGGATGTCGTCATAGGTGTGATGTCCATATGCGAACCAGCACGAACAAGTTTGTTCACGGCTTTAATAACACCAGAGCCGCAACGAACGAGCCGATCAGCAGTGCCAAACCTGAACCGCTGCTCCATCATTGCCTCGAGCCACTCTTCCCCGCCACCTTCATCCGTCCACTTCTTTCCAGAATAGTTGCTGTTAAGATCAAAGGAGTTGAAGTTTGCAGGAACATTAGTTCTGACAAAGTTGATAATGCCCTGAGTTGTACGCTCAGGCTTCCCACCGGAACCAGTATTCTCAGTAGGAATACCCCAGATAGCTGCCTTTTCAATCTCGACACCGTGAAGCTCAAGAGCTTCCCGTTTCGCTTCCTGATAGGCCTGAGGTCCACGGAGTTTCGTCTTCTCAGCTGTACGCGTAAT